CTACCCTTCGGCATGATCTGTTGTTTTGTCCGTGATATCTGGTTTGGGGGTACGTTTGTTCATTTGCTTAGCTTCCCAGAATAGTCCGGTCAGCACATCCATGACACGCTGGCGGTCGCCTTGGCTCATCGGAACGCCGTCAAACATGACTTCTCCGTCCTCCTCCAGCATTTTTTTGAAATCGCGTTTGTCTTTAGCGGTTGCCCAGTCTGGCACATGCTCCGCAAACGCATCGCGGCGTCCGAGCAAATAGTCGGCAGTCGTATGCAAAATGTCTGCAATTTTCTGCAAATCCTCACTGGTCGGGACGACACGATCATTCTCGATATGCCCAAAATTAGAGCGTCCCATGCCAAGCTGTTCGGCAATTTCCTGCTGTGTTAACCCTCGTTGTGTGCGCAATTGCTTGATCCTTGCTCCCATCGCCATGGTAATACCCTCCGTCTCTTGAAAAGGTATTTATAATACTTGACGGTATTATAAATATCAATTATAATAAGATTCACAGTCGTTACAGCGGCTATGAAATGATTCCGCAAATGCTACTGAAAATAGCAAGTTAATCGTTTGAAAGCGAGTATATAAGCCAATTAAGTGGCTAAAACGTATTTTTAATACTATATTTATATTTTACCTTTTAACGATGGTATTGTCAATATCGCAGGTTCGCTATTATTTTTTTGAAATATAGGGTAATAAAAATACTTAATTAAATAGAAAGAGGGTATTTTAATGGACGTAGAAAAAATGACAATTGAGCAATTAAAGTCGTACAAGCGTCTCGTCGCCAGGAAAAAACTGATTGAGAAGCAAAAGGTAGGCAGCGGTTTAACGGTTAGCACCGTATATGAGGATGACAAGCTTCAGGAGCTTCATCGCCAGCTGCGCGGACTTCCTTCCTATATGTATTTGGACAAGCAGGAGCAGCAATTAGAGAAGCTGGCACATACGCATTTGACGAGGTACCCCGCTGGAACGAAAGCGCAGCTTAGGGAAGTAAAGCAAATCCAGCCGGGCAATGCCGATGAAGAGCAGCTCGTACAGGAGCTCAGCCGCAAAATCGCTAAAGTTATTGAAGCAAGGGCAGGTGCAGCTCCGGAAGGTTATGAGGGTGTCATTGAACGTTTGAGCGAGCTGCAGGATTTGGAGCGCCAGCTGCAAACGATCGATGAGTCGCTGGAAGCGCTGGAGGCTTGTTTCCCTGAATATGCGACGCTGCTGAGGCTCCGTTATATTGAAGGAAAGCCAGCTGACTTCGTCGCATCGGAGCTTGGAATCGTTGATCGTACCTTCCGCAGATGGCGTCAAAAAGCGGTTTACGAGATTGTCCGGTTTATGTCCGTATAGTGTCCGCTGAGTGTCCGAAACGGCCTCCAAAATCGTGTTATTATGATATTGTCACCAAATGAGCAACGGCAACAAACGACGCTTGTTAGGTATTTTAAATCCTCTTTTCATAAATCGAAGTAATTTAAATATCTCAATATGAAAGGGGGTGAGGACATGTAGCTCCAGACGAAGGAAGCTTTACAGCAGCAGCGTCAAGGCCGGTAATCGCCGATTGAGGCGGGGACAGCGCCGCAAGGCTAGCTTGGAGGAAACAGGAGGGAAGCAGCGGTGAACGATCAGGAAAATCGGCAAAGCACGATGGAAGCAAAGCACAGCAAGCAGAAGCTGCTGGCAGCAGCGCGGTATTCCGCAGGTGAGAAGGATGTGCTGAATGTCATTTTGGACGAGCACAGCACTTACTCCCATGAGCAGGTCAAACAGCAATTACAAGCATATTCACAAAAGGAGGTCATGTAGATCATGGCAGGAGGAACTTGGACAACGCAAACGAAGGCAAGACCAGGGGTATACATTAATTTCGCGGCTGAGCCGCAATCGGCAGCAAACGTAGGGGAACGGGGCATCGTATCAACGGCGCTGACGCTAAACTGGGGTGCGCCGCAAACGATGATTTCCATTAAAGCGGGTGACGATCTGCGCAGCGTGCTCGGTTATGATGTAACCGCACCGGAAATGCTGCTCGTTCGTGAGGCTTTGAAACGGGCACAAACTTTGCTGCTCTACCGCTTGAACGCAGGGACGAAAGCGACTGCAACAATTGGCGGTTTGGTTGCAACGGCTAAATTTGGCGGTACACGCGGCAATGCGATTACCGTATCGGTTCAAAGCAATGTGGATGATGAAGATCAATTCGACGTTGTCACTTATTTGGCAGGTGAAGAAGTGGATTCGCAGACGGTTGCTGCGATTGCTGGCCTTGAATCCAATCGCTTCGTTGATTTCAGCGGCACTGGCGCGCTTGTAGCGACAGCTGGTACGGTACTTGCTGGCGGTGCGAATGGCACGGTGACGAATCAAAATCATCTGGATTATTTGGCAGCTGTTGAGCTGCAGGAATTTAATGCGGTGGCGCTTGTTTCTGGCGACAGCTCGCTGAAGTCGGTTTACGCCGCTTTTGCCCGCAGACTGCGCGAAAATGATGGCAAGAAAATTCAGGTCGTGCTGGCGAATGCTCCACTATCGGATTACGAAGGTATCATTAGCGTGAAAAATGGCGTCAAGCTGGAAGACGGCACAGAAGTGAATGCCGAGCATGCAACCGTATGGGTGGCAGCTGCTACTTCCGGCGCAAGTATGAGCCAATCGCTTACTTACAGTGTGTACGAAGGTGCAGTGGATGTCGACGTTCGTTATTCGAATTCGCAAATCGAGCAGGCTTTGCGTGCGGGCGAATTTTTGTTCACGCCGAACGGCGGCCGTGTCATCGTTGAGCAGGATATTAACTCTCTGGTCACCTATGTCCCAGGCAAAAATCCTTCTTTTGCGAAAAACCGTGTTATCCGCGTGCTGGACGGCATTGCGACCGACATGAAAAAACTGTTCGAGACGCAATACATTGGCAAAATCGACAATAATCCGGATGGTCGCAGCCTATTCCGCAGCGAATGCGTGAAATATTTGACGCTGCTCCAGGATGGCAATGCGATTCAAAACTTTAATTCCCAAACGGACCTGACGGTTGAAGCGGGCGAGGCTTCCGACAGCATCGTCATCAACGTTTACATCCAGCCGGTTGACAGCATTGAAAAAGTATATATGAAAGTGACGGTGAAGTAATATGGCATTTTTGCATGCAGGAGATACGATTTCGGGGCAAGAGGGACGCGCTTATGCGAAAATCAACGGCCAAAACGAGGAAATGTTCTATATTAAAACGCTTGAAGCAAGCGTGGAGAAGACGAAAGCGGAAATTAAGACGCTGGGTCATCGCGCATTGCAGCATAAAGCGACGGGCTGGTCGGGTACCGGCAGCATGACGGTGTATTATGTGACGTCGAAATTTCGCCAAATGATGCTCGATTACGTGAAAACGGGTATTGATACGAACTTTGATGTCCACATCATCAACGAAGATCCGACTTCGACGATCGGCCGCCAAGAGGTTGTGCTGTACAACGTCAACCTGAATAAGGTCATCATCGGCAAGCTCGACACGGAGAGCGAAGCGCTTGAGGAAGAGCTTGAGTTTACCTTCGATGGCGTCGATATTGCCGAAAGCTTCAAAGCACCAGCACGCGTATAAATAGCTTTATCCCAATAAAACCAATCCATGGAGGTAGCAAATGAGTGACTTAAGCTTGTTTTTTGCGCAAAATACAGCTGCGGAGGCGACGGAGAAATTCGTCGTGTCCGAGCGATTCAAGGATGCAGACGGCAATCCGGTAGCCTGGGAGCTGCGCAGCATGACGGAGGCGGAAAATGAAGAATGCCGCAAATCCGCAACCCGCAAAGTGAAAGGCAAAAATGGCACCTTCGTGCCTGAGACGAATACGGATGAATATTTGGCCAAGCTGGTCGTAAGCAGCATTCAATATCCGAGCTTGAAGGATGCCGAGCTGCAAAAATCGTACGGCACGATGGGTGCCGAGCATCTGCTCCGCAAAATGCTGCGTCCGGGCGAATATGCATCGCTCGTGCAGCGCGTGCAGGAAATCAACGGCTTTAATCAAAGCCTGAATGAGCTGGCCGATGAAGTAAAAAACTAATTAAAGAGGGCGACGGTGAAGCGAATTACGCTTACTACGCCCTCCACGAGCTTCGCATTTTGCCCCATGAGCTGATGAGCATGTCGCGCCGCGAGAAAGCGGCGATCTACGCCATGATCGATGTCCGCATCGAGGGCGAGAAAAAGCAGCGGGCCAAGATGAAGAAGAAATAATGAAAGTTAGCGGGACGGCGCTTCTCTATTAGAGGGCGCTTTTGTTCAAATATAAGAATTAATAAGTTGGAGCTTATAAATAGGACTTATATTTCACCGCGAAACGAGCTTTTGCCGCCAGATGACGGCGTCAGCCGTTTACGCTTGTGTGAAGGAGGTGGAAGGATGGCGAGTACCGTTACGCCAGGAAATGAGATCGTTGTATATCAACCACGCACCGAAGTTGTTACCGTACGTGAACGTCAGAATTCTGTAGGCAGTTTTACTCAGATGATGGACAGTATGAAACAAAGTTTTATGGGTTTTGCTGAACAAGGCAATGGATTAATTAACGGCGTACAAATGCTGACAGAAGGCTTAAGAAATCTAAATGCAGAGTTTGATGAGATGGCGCGTAAAGTCAATGTATTGACCGATGCCGTTAAAAATTTCAATACAGCAGCCACGACCGCTGCAGAGGGAGCAGCTCAAGCAGCGAATGCGGCTCAGAACAGTACCGCGGCTAATCCTGATGAGACAGCAAATGCGGGCGAAGATGCGGCTAACAGCGGTAAAAAGCCCCGAAAAATATTCGGAATGCCGATCCCAGAAATGGATTTGGAATCAGCATTAGCCATTGCAACAGCCAGTTTCTCTGTTTTTAATAAAATTCGAGATACGGTTGAGGAACAAATGGATGCTTGGAATCAAATGTGGGGAAATATCGCCGCTCAGGCCGGAGCAGCGCTTAAGCAAATTGTTCAGCTTTCTATCGAGGGCGCTCTCAAAGAACAGGAAAAGAAGGATATGCTCATTGCGCGAACAGGCAGCGAAGAGCAAGGCACCGATATTTTTAATCGAATAAGGACCCAGTCCCTACAGGCGGGAATTGATCCAAATGAAGGCATCGAGGGGACTTATTCACTAATGCCTATGGCCGCAAATGTGGATCAATTGACTAAAATGTCAGATATGACGATGCAGCTCGCTGTTCTTGATCCTGCGCAAGGGGGAGTCGGTGAAGCCGCGGATGCGTTGAAAGCGGCAATGGGGGGAGACATGGATGAGTTTGCATCGAAGTTCAACATAGCTCCAGAAGCTATGGAAGGCTTTGATGCGGAATCATTTATTAATAATAAGGATATGGATGGTTTTCTGAATGGACTTAATCAGGTGCTAGAAAAAGCAAATTTAGGTAAAGCTGCTTTTGATACGATGATGGATAGTCCTTCAAGACAAATTAGTGCCATTGGGACAAATTTAACTTCTTCTCTGTCCAGTGCGGGCATGGGCGCCATTGAGGCGCTTTCGCCATTGTTTGCTATGATACTAGACGCTTTTAACAGCGGTCGTTTACAGCCTTATTTTGATATGTTGGGTGTAGGATTGACTGTTGCCGCTGAAATGCTTTCTTTAGTGGGGCAACTCGCGCTATGGGTTGTCACAACCTTTGCGGAATATTGGCCGATTATTGCTGCAATGCTACTTGCTGCTGGAGCGATTTATCTCCCAATCATGCTGACAAATCTTTGGGCGATGATCACTCCATTGCTTATGCAGGCGGCGATCTGGGCCATTATGAACTGGCCGATATTATTGATTGTTGCAGCAGTTGGCTTGCTGATTGCTATTGTTATGATGTTTGGAGCTACGGCATCTGACATTGTTGGATTTGTAACAGGTGTTTTTTACGCATTATTCGCGAATATATACAATATAATTTCGTTGTTTTGGGATTATATCATTAGTTTTGCGGAGTTTTTTGCGAATATTTTTATTGATCCCGTATATGCTATAAAAAATCTATTTTATAATTTGGTCAAAAATGTTGCGGAGTTTTTCGGTGGAATGGTTAACGGAGTATTGGATGGCCTCAACTGGATTATTGAGAAAATTAACAGCGTTGCAGATACGAAAATATCATTAATTCCTGAATTTGATGCCAGCTTTGTAGAGAGTCTCAAACCGACATCAGATGAAGATGTTGTGAATCTGGACAAATACAGGATGGGCAAGATGGATCTTGGAGACTCGTTTGCACAAGGAAATCAAGCCGGGAAAGATATGACCACTAGTTTGACGGATAAGTTGAGTGGGGCCGGAGGTAATTTAAACGGTGGAAAAAATGGGCTCATTCCAACAGAAGGAGATCAGCCGCTCATTCCTGCCGCAACGACGGATAAGTTTACTCCTGCTGCTACAGCAGATATGACCAAGCCTGCTTCTACAACTGCTAATCCGGCAGGTGCAGCTGGCATGGGAGCGGGTGCCTCCGGCGGCATCGACCATATTAATAAAGTCGATGAAGTTGGCAAAATCAACGATACTGTGGATATCGGAAGTGAAGATATCAAGACGATGCGCGAGCTTGCGGAGATGAAAAACATTCAAAACTTCGTATCGCTCCAGCCGACCGTGAGCGTACAAACCGGTGACATCAACAATGGCACCGATATTGACACCATTATTAGCCGAATTGAGCGCTCCTTGAATGAGCAAATCGCTTCGTCCGCGGAAGGGGTGTATGCTTAATGATTACAAACAAGCATCATGAGTACGGTATTTGGCTCAGCTATGATAATCAGAAAAGCGGCTTTCGACTGCCGGTTAATCCAGCTGAGCTGCAAATTAGCGACGCAACTAGCGGCAAGTCTTACGACGTGTCCGGTCTTGGCGAAATTAATGTGATTCAAAGTCCAAAGCTGACGGAGATTTCCTTCGACAGCTTTTTTCCTGCGCCTGGAGCGAATTATTCGTTTATCGCTAGCGAGACGCTGCTCGAGCCTTATGTTTATTTGACCTTGATCCAGGACTGGATGAAAAAGAAACGTCCAATCCGCTTTATTTTCACAGGTGCCTCCTTCGATCTGAATCTTGCCGTCAGCATTGAGAAGTTTGAATGGCGTGAAGCGGCGGGCTCTGGTGATATTGAATACAGCCTGGGGCTGAAAAAGTACGTATTTTACAAGGCAAGGCCCGTCAAAGTTAATAAAAAACATGAGAAGAGTGGCGGTAAAGAACGCGATACAAAAGGGCGCCTGACCAAGGAAACCCCAAAAACCTACACGCTCGTAAGCGGCGATACGCTCATTGGGGTAGCCAAAAAGCAGCTCGGAAATGAGTCGCGTTGGAAGGAAATACAGAAGCTGAATGGCATCGCCGATTCTGAGCTGCGCAAGCTGCAAATCGGTAGGGTGCTGAAGCTGCCGGGGTGATGAGATGCTGGAAATTTTGATCGATAACCGGAATGGGAAAGTGTGGAATGTGACAAATCTCGTTCCTTCCCTAACGTATAAAACGAAGCGGATAGGCTCTGCATCGAGCTTGGATTTTACACTTATTAAGGGCGCTCCGTACCAGCACCAAGCGTTTGAGGTTAACAATGGCGACGTCGTGCGGCTGTCGAAGGATGGGAAGGTCGTATTTTACGGCTATGTGTTTGAATACAATTTCGGCAGGGACGAGAGTGTCACGATCAAGGCGTATGACCAGCTGCGTTATTTGCTGATGAGCGATACGTATGTGTTCAGCAACAAAACCGCTACCCAAATGATTAAGCAAATTGCTGAGGATACGGGCTTGAAAATAGGAACGCTTGCGGAGACGGAGTATGTCATTCCTTCTATGGTGGAGGACAACAAAAAGCTGCTGGATATTATGTGCAAAGCGCTCGACTATACGCTAATTAATGATAAGGGCAATTTTGTATTATTCGATGAAGCGGGTGCTTTGTCTCTACGCAATATTGAGGACATGAAGACAGATTCTATCATTGGCGATTGGAGCTTGATGACGGATTTTGGCTACAAAAGCTCGATCGACAGCGAATCGTACAATAAGATCAAAGTGGTACAAAACAATAAAGAAACCGGGAAGCGAGACGTCTACATTGGACAGGACAGCGCAAATATCGCCAAATGGGGCCTGCTGCAATTTTATCAGGTAGCCGACGAGCAAATGAACAGTGCGCAAATTAATGAATTGCTGGACCAATTGCTGAAGCTGAAAAATCGGGAGCAGCGCAGCCTCAGCATTGAAGCGATCGGTGATTTACGCGTGCGTGCAGGCTCCTATGTTCCGATTGTCATTGAGGAACTGGATATTGGACAGTATTTTCTGGTCGAAGAATGCTCCCACAAGCTCGAAGCGGACGCGCATACGATGACATTAGAATTGAAGGTGATATGATGGCACTGCTTGATGCAATTAAAAAAGCGGGCGCTGCCGCCCATGCGTCGGGCAACCCCGTCGCTGTGTTAATCGGCAGGGTCACCGGCACAAATCCTCTGGAAGTGAACGTCGACCAACGTTTCACGCTTTCGGAGGATTTTTTAATTATTCCGGAAAGTATGACACAGTTGGAGACAGGTCTCATGCTTACCTATGAAGCAGGAACGGATGAGGCAGAGGGAACTAGTACGAACCAGGGGGTTATTGAGACAGCTGCCGCTGGCTCAGGATCAATGCTGCGCATTCGGCGTGCGTTGGATATTGACGATAAGGTGCTGCTGCTTCGGGTCCAGGGCGGACAACAGTTCGTCGTGCTGGATCGGGTGAGCGCATGATTCCACAAGGTGCAAGCATCGACGAGCTTCAGACCGAAGCGGCAATTGAGCCTAGTCGCACGTATTATATCGATTTTGCCAATAAGCGTATGTCCGGCATGACGGATGGCCTCAGTGCGATTAAGCAGGCTGTGTTCAAAATTTTGCAAACGGAGCGTTATCGCTATTTTATCTATAGCTTCGATTATGGCTCCGAGCTGGATTTATTGAATGAATCCTCCCATCTCTATGTACGCTCTGAGCTCAAGCGCCGCGTAACCGAAGCGCTGCTGGCGGATGATCGAATAGCAGATGTGACTGATTTTGAACTGACGGTGGAGGGAGACAAGGCAGCGGTGAGTTTTACGGTAGTGACCGATGAAGGAAGCTTTAAAGAGGAGGTGATGGCCCGTGTATGAGGCATTTACGTATAGCTTTATTTTACAGCGTATGCTGGACCGGGTTTCAGATGATGTAGATAAGCGTGAGGGCAGCGTTATTTTTGACGCTCTGGCGCCAGCGGCTGCTGAGCTGTCAGAGATGTATGCGCAGCTTGATGTAAATCAGGCGCTTTTGTTCGCGGATACGGCTACGGGCGAGTGGCTGGAGCGGCGGACGGCTGAGTTTGGTGTGGAAAGGCAGCCAGCGACCTTCGCCCAGCGGCAAGGGGAGTTTTTTGGCAGCAATGGTCAGCCCGTAGATGTTCCTTTGCAGAGCCGGTTTGCCCTCGATGATTTGAGGTATACGGTGACGGGGAAAATCGGAACGGGACTTTTCACGTTGACCTGTGAGACAGCGGGCATCCTTGGTAATCAGAAATATGGGGCGCTGCTGCCGCTTGCTTATGTTGATGGGTTGGCGCGTGCAGAGCTGACGCAAATTTTGGTGCCAGGTGAAGAGGATGAAACGGATGAGGCTTTGCGGGCAAGGTATTACAGCGTCGTGAATGAGCCGGCGTTTGGCGGCAATATTGCCGATTATAAGCAAATGATCAGCTCGATTGATGGCGTAGGCGGGGCGAAAATTTTCCCGGTCTGGAATGGCGGCGGCACCGTCAAATGCACGGTTATTGCTGCGGATTGGACAAAGCCAGCGGAACAGCTCATTGCGCTTGTTCAGACAGCCGTTGATCCAACCATCAACAGTGGACTCGGGCTTGGCATGGCTCCTATTGGGCATGAGGTAACGGTAACAGGTGTCGACGGGGCACAGGTTGCTGTGGAAACGACAGTTGTGCTTGGGGAAGGCCGGACGGTAGGACAGGTTCAAAGCGATATTGAGGATAAAATTTCCGCATATTTGCTAGAGCTGCGCCAAGAATGGATGAATCAGCAGGAGCTTACCGTTCGCATTGCTCAAATCGAGGCCCGTATTTTGACTGTTTTAGGAGTGGTGGATGTACTCGGCACAAAGCTAAACGGTGCTGCAGCCAATTTAGCTTTGGCTGAGGATGAAATCCCGTTATTGGGGACGGTGGTTGTGCATGACTAAGCCGGTTTCATCCTATTGGCCGGAGCTGTATGCGGACATTAAGGAATTCATCAAGCTCGCAGCCTCGGAAGATGTGGAGCTGGCTCTGTTGGAACAGGCACAGCTTCAGCAACTGGACGACGGGTTTGTAATGACCGCTAGCTTGCCTGCTATCAAACGCAGAGAGCGCATGCTGGGCATTCAAGCTGATCCGAATGCAGAGAGCATTGATTTTCGCCGGAGACGGATCGTTAATCGTTATTCGACCAAGCCTCCTTTTACGATGAGGTATTTGCAGGAGCGGCTGGATTTTCTTGTCGGTACAGGGCGAGGCGTCGCTACCGTTGATGTGCAGAACTTCATATTGACGGTAACAGCGGCGATTGACGATGCTAATATTTTTAAAGAGGTCGAGCGTACGGTTTCGGCGATTAAACCTGCCAATATCGTGTATCGCCAGCAGACGGCGATTATGGATGGCGTTGTTTTGGAAGAGCGCATTGTGGGAGTTCCGCTCGTGCGTAACACGAAGCTCGGCAGCTGGAAGCTCGGCGTTACGCCATTTACAGATAGGGAAGCAGAGGTGATTGTGAAGTGATTACGTCAACGTTTAAGCAGGAGGTTGCGGAGTTTATTGACTCAAAAATTACGAAGGTTGTGCTCAATAGCGGGGCTTATGAAATTACGGATTTTATAGTGAAATCGGCCAGCGATGGTGTGCTGAGCCTGAATTATTTTATTCCGGAGGGAGCGGTTGATACCGTCACTCGCATTGAGCTGAAAAATGCAGCCGGAACCGTCAGCGACAACACCGTAAACCTGCCCATTGCATCAGACACACTCATGATTCAAACGATTTTTGTGAAGGAGGAGTAACATAAACATGGCTAAAACAGACTGGAAATTTAATGATATTGTGACCGAGACGGATATGAATGAGTTGGGTCAGGAAGTGAATGATAATCTTGAAAAAGTAGATACTCACACAGAAGCTACAACCGATGTGCATGGCGCTACTAGTGGAGCGGAACCAAATACCATCTCTCAAAGAACCGAAGAAGGTGATTTAGTAGCGAGGCGCTTCGTTTCTAATGGTGGTGAGAATTTTGTAGGGCCGGTTTCAAATGATAGATTTGTTGTACGTACTGTTAATGGGTCCGCTAGTCTAGAAGGCATTGTTTCCCGTCTGATTGCAAATGCATACCATGATGGCGTTGGATTCAAACGTTTTAATCCATCTTATAATTCAATGATGCTTGATGCTAATTCCCCTGGAAACAAACTAATTGTTTTGAAAGGTAATAAAGGAAATGAAATATTTAAGTGGGATTATACAGAGTATGTTCCGACTGCAACAGCTAATAATTTAACTTTATATGTTAGAATTGATGGTAATGACAACAATGATGGTCTTTCTAATTCAGCTTCTGGAGCTTTTAAAACCATTGCAGCAGCAATAGCAATTATACCTAACATCGTTGATCATGCGATTGTTATTAATGTTGCAGCTGGTACTTACAATGAGGAAATTGCTTTGAGAGGCTTTATCGGAAAAGGGTCCATTTCCATAATCGGAGCAGCAGCCAGGAGCAGCTCAGTTAATTATAGATTTAATAATTTCATTTCGGAAAAAAATACAGTTCGCGTAATTCTTAAGGGGTTTGAATTTTTAACAGCGCCGCTTTGGGCCAATAGTTCTAGCATTTTTATTTACGATAATCCAGGCTACGTTAGTGTTCAATACTGTCGTTCTGTTTTTGTAGGTTCTGATAAGATTGGAGCATTCGCTATCACTTCTCCTGTTGTAAGTATTTATGACTGTGAAATTAGCAATAAAAGCAATGCAATACTATGTGCCTACTCTTCGGGTATGATAGCTGAGACGATCTCTGGAGTTGGAAACAATGTGGCTTACACGGCTCAACTTAATGCAAAATTGACAATTCTTTCGTCTCTTATCACTTCGAATGTTCCTATGTTCGCGGATACTGGTGGGATGATTGTTAATAATGCAAACTCAGTGATAAATCCATGGGGAGATAATACAGCATCTGCAAAATCATATGTTGAAGCTGCGCATACATCTTCAGCTGTTTCTTTACCTACAAATGTGATTACAAGACTGGCATATGCAACGATTGGTAAAGATCATCTTGGGGAGTGGACTGGAGGCAATCGATTTACAGCAAAAACAGCTGGTCCTCATCATATTGCGGCATCGATTCAACTAATGAGTGTTGCTGCTGGCTCAAACAGTCAACTTATCATATATGTAAATGGTATTTATGCAAGAACATTAGGCTCGGTAACCAACAATTCAGCGGGATATGTTACTATTTCGGGTTCGACTCTAGTTTATTTAAATGTTGGAGATATTATCGATTTTTATGGTAATTGCACGGCAAGTTGTGTCACAAATATGGATGGAAGAAATAGTTGGCTATCGATCTCTAGAGTTTAATTGGTGATGAAATCATTATTTAAATAAGGCTCCGCTCCGGCGGGGCCTCATTTTTTTGACTCTAGCGCAACAACCTCGCTGAGACCAACACGAAAGGGGGCAACATTAATATGTTCAAACCTATTTTTAACGTCGATATTACGCCGGGGACAACGATTGCGGGAGCGGTGGGCGCTTTTTTGGCGCCGTGGATTGGACTGATTTATGGGGAGGGGAGGCTGATTCCGATTTTGCTGCTAATGGTGGTCATTGGGCTGGACTGGATTACGGGCATTGCCGCTTCGCATAAAGATACGACGTATTCCTCAGAATACGGCATGCAGGGCGTGCTGCGGACGCTGTTTCTTCTGGCCCTGCCAGTACTGGCGAATTTGCTGGATATGATGCTGGCGATGCCTGGGCTGTTTTTCTACGCAATTACGATTGGGCTGATTTATCACACCTGGCAGTCCTTAACGGCCAACGCCTACCACGCCGGCTGGGGTAAATGGATTCCCGAGGCTGTGGTCAAGCTGATCGAAAGCGAGCTGAAAGCGAAGATGGAGCGGGCGACAAAACGCGGTGCGGAACCAAAAGAGCCAACTGAATCAACAGAACCAACTGAATCTACAGACCAAACAGAAAGGAATGATTCCTAA